CTCTACAAGCTCTCAACATGTTTTTAAAGTTAGAAAGCCTACTAGCCCCTAAATTAAAACACATATTGACTATAACATGTTGAATATTTTCTGGTAAGTTATAAAAAGCTTCATCTGTACCAAACACATGTATAGCTTCTGCAAGGTGTTTATTAAAATCATCTTCGTAGTACATATCTACTACTTCTTGTGATACTTTAGTTCCAACTTTCCAGTCGTACTCTGGATCTTCTGGTTGGCATAGATGTCCTATTCCAAGAGTTTTAAAACCTAAACTATCTTCATAGATCTCTAAGACTTCGCCCTCGTGTCTTTTAATCTCTTCTTTACATTGTTCTATATTCATGGGGTTATTATCCTGTCGTCTACTGCTTTAATGTTATCTTCTTTCAAAAACACTTGCAGTTCCGTTACGGTTGTTTTTTGTGCTGCTTCAACCTTTCTTAAATTAAAGTCAGCATCTTGCCACTCACCTTGTAATCTCACTAGCATATTAAACTGTTGAGCTACTCGATCAGTCATTTTGGTTATATCGTATTGTTTACCATCAAAGTTGATTAACTGTGGTAGTTGCTTTTCGGCTTTAGCCATAAATACCTCCTTATAAAAAGCTAGACCCAATGATAAGGACATACACGCCTATAATCATTGTTGTGAACTTAGTGTCCATACGGTCAAACTTAGCATCTCCTTTATCTAAGCGTTTTTCTATTCCAGAAAAACGTATGTCACATTGTTTTTCATGCGCTGCAATTTTTGCTAATGTTTCTTTTACCGTAGCCATAAAGGGATTATAGGCCAAAAAGGGCTGTAACGCCAAATGACACGCCCATAAACATAAGTAGTATTTTTACAGGTAACAAGAATATAAAGAAGACTCTAGCTACTTTACGTTTGGTAGATATTTCTGACCAAGGTGGTAGCCCTGGTGGGTTTTTTAAATTAATCATGCGAACTCCACTGTGAAAGGCCTAGACGCCAATATGCTAAATCCAGTAGCGGGTGCACCAGCTGCTGCTCCAATACCCGTATAGACGCTCCATATTCTTTTGCCACTGCCATACGAGTAAGTAAACTGACTCCTGCTATAGGTAAAAGTAGGGTTATAAAACGTACTGTTTCCGCTTGTAAACTGACCGCCTGGGTATAAAGTCCTTAGATACATAGTAGTCCACCCAGAATTAGAATTACTAGCCGAAACTTCAATGTAGCTTGTGCCACCAAGAGCACCTCCTGCCATATATAAAGCCTCAAGTTCACTACCACTAGGGAAACTAGCTACGCCAGTCAGGCTGATTCCAGTAGTACCACCACTAGAACCTAAACCAAAATTACCAAAACCTCCTGATACAAAAGCTGCGCCACTGCCGCTATTAGAGCTAATTCCAGTATATGTAGTAGTTGATGCACCTTTAGTAGAACCTGTGGTTACTGGTGTGCTTTGGCTTACCATGCCGGCTGTCCCACCAAAATCTCGGGTTTGTAAAGTTTGTGAACTAGCTGTAGTAATAGCGTTAAGGGACTGGTTAGCCCTAGGAGTCATTTTCCTATAATCGTTCCATTTGATATTACTGTTAGATTTAGCACTAACACCTTGATCTGGCGTACGATATTCTGCTGCTATTTCAGCTGCGTCAATATTACTTGCTGTATCTATAAAACCAGACATTAATAATACTCCATAGAATATTTTTCAAATACTACACTATATTCAGATTTTACCCCAGTCCAATCCTCTCCGCCAGTGCTGTAGTTTTGTGTAACTTGGCCTAGATATTTTAAAGTATTCCAATTTTTAACATTACATTCTTCTATAGGACCAAAATGATTCTTATAAGCCATAAAAGTATCATTTATAGGTGAGCCTACATCGCAGTAACTATAAGCAATAGTTGCGCCTAATTCTTTTTCTGTACGTCCTCTAACATTATGATAATCAGGAAAACGCATATAACTTCTCGTGCCATCTTTGTCAGGTCTACTTAACATATTACACAAATGAAATTCACCATCTCGTACATACCCTAAAGTAATACTTACAAGATAATCGTTTACCAACATACCAAGCGCAACGTTGCCATCTTGTCTTGCAGCATAATACATACAGAGATCTGTCCAGTATGATTCGTGGAGGCTAGGATCTGCAGCTTGTATTTCTTCTTTTGTAAAGTCTACGCCTGGGTAGTTATAGGTACCTTTATTAAAAAAACCTACTGAGTTTAGATATAAATCTTTTATAACCCCGACACTAAACAGTTCGCTTATATCATCTGTAGTAAGTATTTTATCTTCAAATTTCATACTTTACAGTATATCGCCTTTGTACCTTTGTGACCATATAGTCAAACTGTACTTTGTGCCCTCTGTAAGCTCTACACATTCGTGCGGGTGTGTAACTTGTCCTGGGAATAAAAGCAGTTTACCTACAGGTATATCAGCATTGCTTATGCCTTGTCTAGGAAAGAATAACTCGCCACCTTTGTAGTTTTTATTTAATTTTACTGAGCCAGTTACGTGCGAAGAGTCATGGTGTAGCGCTAGTTTTGTTTGTGAATCTGTAGAATACTTAAGCATAAAAGCATCTCTTACCCCTTCTACTACAAGAGGGCTCCAATACCTTTCTATTATAGGTTTTACATGTTCTTGCCAATGTGTTTCTAGTTCTTCGTATAACCCTAATTGTCTTAGTCTTATCTCTTGTGCTGGGTATGTGTCATTAGGAAGACTTTTCCAATCTGCTAATTGCTCTGCTATCTCTATCATTCTTTGGCATTGATGTTCTGACATAAAATCAACAATAATCATATCTTTGTCTAATACTTCACACTCATCATTAGGTGTGTGAAATAAATTTTGGGGTGTTGAGTACATTTGATTGTAGATACGCTCAAAATTAACCTTAGCATAATCATCTCCATTGCCGTGATATACACAAGGGCAACAAGTAGTCTCTTGATTCCATAACTGATTACCTAACATCGTTATATTAGGCTCGTGACACTGAAATATATAAGCTTCTATATCTAATCCTATGTCATAAATACCTTCTAGATATGCTTGTTGATAGAAAAGTTGGTCATCTTGATGGTCTTCTATAGGCCCATGAGCTAGTATCTTTTTTATTTCGCCCACTTCACCTATAAACGTACCAGAATTAAGATATCTATATCTGGTATGTGAGGATGGAAACTGGTTACCTATGCTAGGGTCAGGCCAACACACTTCTTCTGCAGCAAAAAGTACCTTATGCCCCATGTCTAAGTATCTTTCTTTGATTGTTTCTAAACTATCTGCATAAAAAACATCGTACGAATCTGTAAAGAGTAAAATATCCGTGTCCGCAAGTTCTCCTATATTCTGTTTTAATATGTTTACTTTCTGTCCACCACCTGGACCTGTCATATCTGTACCTTTCCACTCCACACCAAAACCCCAATTGGTAATTGTTATGTCATGTTTAGAAGCAGACTGGTATAGCCTCTTCATTTTATTGACGTCTGTGCCTATCGTTACTACGTGTATTGTCATATCTCTCCTATCGTTACGTATGTCAGAGGGTAGCACATCTGTAGTCGCTTGGTTGCAAGAGTCTTCTTGCAAGGCAAGAGCCATAAGACTAGCCTCTCTGATTTGTTCAGGTATATACTCGTCTACTGGTATTATACCTTCTTCCATTATATTAGTATTTAACAGCTTTCGTGCTCCTTTTGGTGATATCACATACGCCGTTGTGTTGTATGGATACCAAGGTCTTTCTAGCCTATCAGATACTTTTATAGTGTTCTCTGGTTCGTTTTCATTGCGTTGTAGGTACAGTAGATCCCAGTACCCTATTGTGTGGTCATAAAAAGGTTCGTCCCATCTATCTACATTTATAATGGCATCGTCTTCTATTACATATATAGGTTCATTTAACTCTATACATTTTTGCCACATTTTTCTATGTGATAAGAAACAAGCTATTTCTGTAGGAACAATACCTCTATTTTGAAATGGGTCTATCCATCCTGGTCTAGTTTTATACTCAGATAAATCTTGTGCTAAACCGTCTACAGCTTCTACAAATGTGTAGTCTTCTAGAGTTGGGTTTTTATCTATAAAGTGTTGTTTACGTTCAGGTCTACTTTTTAGATTGATTACAAACTTTTGCATTAGTTAAACTCTGTAGCTACTTCTATGTCATAGTTCCAAGAGTTTATATTCATAGATACTCTTTCTCCACTTTGTATAGGTGTTACTTTATGTTCTAACCCAGGACCAAACATGACAAGTCTATTTGACACTGGTGTTATACGCATGTTGTTTTTAAAGATAAGCTCACCCCCTACTAATTCTTTTACATGCGGATAAAAGACTATAGAGCATATAGGAAAGTGACTTTGCCCTGTATTAAAAAAGGTTTGTTCGTCTCTATCTTGGTGCCAATCTGGCATACCGTTTCTATGAAACCAAATGTCATAACCTACTTGGTTGTCAAAGTTAAAATAATTAGCTGCTGTAGACATAAGCCGTCTAGCAACTACCCCATTGTCATGTTCTTCTTCTTTTTTAAAATAAGTATGTTTGTTCTCGTTGTTTATAGTCTCTAAAGTTTGAGGGTAAAAGACTTTATCTATTACTATAATCATTTAAACTTCGGTCCTTCTATCCAGGCTACTAAAGATTTACGTACGCCGCTAGTTACTGGTTTAACTGTATGTCGTACTGGAGAGGGAAAACAAAACACTGTACCACGTTGTGATAAT